GTCCAATAAGAGAATCTAGAGAGTCTTCGTTTCTCAGCCATTCATCGGGATCAGATCCTGCGGGTCTTACAGGCGAATTCAATGCTTTGTTAACTCTATCGGCGTTCATCTTTTCGCGTTGTCTCGCCGCCTTGGCTCTGTTTACAACCCTAGGATCTAAACCCTTTTCTCGAAAAACATCAAGATGACTTTCATAAACATCATCGGCTTCCCTCGAAAAATGTTTCTTATCACTCAATTGACTTCTCCCAAATTGCACGGGGTTGTTTTCCTTTCCAGGATCCACATTTTTATGCTCTCTAGGTATTAAGTAATTCCCTGTCGCAGGATCATGCTGCCAACCTCTTAACCTACCTGGCGTATGCGTGGAATTTCTAGAATTTAAGTATTTGATGGCATCTTTCTGGGTGGCAAATACTAACGCACTGTCGTTTTTGGAACTCTCAGCTCTTTGACTGGGGCTTGTTCTTCCTCCTGGCATGTTTTCAGGTGTAGTCAGACTTTTAACTAGGTTTAAATCTTTACCTCTCCAAGCTCCGGTAGTTCCTACAAATCCGGAATAGTTGTTAAGTTCAACCATTTCCTCTATTTCCGGTATCATGTACGACGCTACTGTAAGAACTGCAAGCTTTCTAACCTGTTTATTGCTTACAAGCCCTTCCAATACAGCATCTTGTCCAAACGCATGATCCAAAAACTCCTCTGCATCTGCCAGAACGTCCGGATACATTTTCTCAACACCGTCTAGTGACCCGTGAGCATCTCTAATAAGCTCTATAAACTTACTGGTTTTAGCTTCTATAGCTCCCACAGAGAGAGATACAGCCTTTATAATTTTTTCATGCAGAGCATCTTTCCTCCCACCCTCAGGGAGTCTAGTCCACTTAACGAATGCATCAGCGATAAGTGGCGCAGGTTCATCAACTTTGGATCTAATTCCTGACCAATTACTTCCTCCCTTTGCACCGGTTGAAGATATCAGTTGCTCCTTAAAATCACCGCATCTCTTAATACTTCTAGCAGCATCTATTATTTGAAAAATAGGGTTCTCTCCTCCTCCGCCAGTCAAACTTCGCCGAGCAAAGTGAGTCCCTTGGTAATCATTTACCTTTTTATGATCTCGCAATCTTTCTGTTTGTATGCCAGCAGATAGAGAGGGGGGACCACCTTTGCCAGGAGTAAGAGCGCCATATAAAAGTTTACTACCTCCATCCCTGGTAAAAAACCTATTAAGTACTTTTTCCCTTTCTTCTCTACCCTCTACTTCAAAACATCCTTCTTCGCTATTAGCCGCGTCTCCAATCATAGACAAGAGACTTCCAAAGTCATCCATGAATTCTTTGACCGCCTCATCTCCGTACTCCTCAGAATCAGGGTGAAGCTCATACACTCCCGCTAATTCCTGGGACCAAAGACTTGCACCTGGCTTCCTTCTATCTTGAATCGAATCGGCTACTATCTGAGTTGCTCTGGCAGATCTTTCTTCTAGATCTTCATCTGGGTCTTTTATGTCTAAGTGGGGGTTTTGGGCAAGATCCACGATTAGAGGTGTAAACCGTGCCATAGTCTGGGCTAAAGCATCTTGGTACATAGGCATTTCGATGCCTTGTCCTCCGGCTTGTGATTCTTCCTCAGCGCCTTCTTCTTCTCCTTGAAGTCTCAGGTTTAAATAAGCGATGAGTTCTTGGGTATTAGCTGTATGCCGGTTACCCGCAAGATCAGTCCATGTAACGGCTTCCGGATTCTCTGGTGATTGAAAAGCGGTAAACGCTTCCCCGGGAGTCCCGGCAGGATCCCCTCTTAACCCTCCGGCTTCAGCCATCTTGAGCAGTCTTTCTAAATGCTCAGGCGTAGACCCGTCTCCCTCCGGAAACTCCCTATTAAGTGCTAAGTCCCTGGAACCACCCTGCTCCCCCAAGAGAGCTTCAGACAGCGAATACCTTCTCTTCCTGAGTTTAGAGTAAGTGTCGAGAAGATCTGTAAGAATATGCATTAGCCCTCAAAAATAAATAGGGGATGTCCCGGAAGGAACATTCCCTATTATAGTAATTTATTTAAAATATTTTAATCAGTACCTGCATATTGCACAGCAAAGTCATATCTCAAAGCGAGCTCAATAGTATGGAACTCATTAGTAGCATAATTGAACTCTGCAGTCTTCCAAGATTTTGGATATGCACCGTATAGGTAAATCATCTTAACAGGGGTCATAGTATTGTCAAGTTGGTAGATTTTAACACGGGTTTTAAAGCCACCCGTAGGATCACCTTGAGTAAAATGGGGAGTGAAGACTCCATTAATAGGGTCATATGTTGTACTCATCCAGTTGAACAAGGTTTCAGCAAGCTGTCCTCGAACTAGGTTATCGAAAGTAATCGTAACTTCTTCTGGGGTAACCTTTCCTGGGTAATAGAATTTATCATTAACTCTGTCCGCGACGATGTCTTCCGAAGTAAAACCCAACTGGGTTACTTGCTTCGCTGCCAAAGTTAAAACAGTATCGTCAGTCCCTCCCATTCCAGGAGGCATTGCGATTTCTACTTCCCATTGGAAAGCACGGTATGATTCTAGACCTTCAGATAAAGTCGGAAGATCTCCTATGTTAAGAGTTCTGTCTGTTTGATTTGCGTAGTAGCCTCTAGCCATTAGTAAGTGTCCTCTATATTATATAGTTTACGTGGTTCCGAGATCAGCGGACTGGTTGGTAAGGTTGAGTTCGATTACGAACACCTCAGCGGTCTTGGTAGGTTTAAGAAGAATCTTGCACCATAGTTCATTTCTATCAACTCTGAGAGGTGTGTTAGTAGTTTCATCACACACGACTCGGAATTCAGAGATACCTCTACCGTTCTTAATGTTGTTCAAAAGAGGTTGAACAATGTTGGTTACTCGACTCCAAGTAATTGGGTCGTTAGGCTCGAATACAAGCGTTCTGGTTGAGGATAATAGAATCTTACGCAGAATGATCATCATACGTCTTATATTAACTCTATCAAGAGAGGTGGGAGTCCTCTGTGTGGTTTTCTGCCCCCAAATTACTATGCCGTCTCCAGCGAATTTGACAATCGGGTTCACACATTCTCCTGCGCCGTACAAAGCATCCCTATCACCTTGGTTCAGGGAAACTTCGACATCAAAAGGTCTTGTAAGCCTTCCCCTAACCAGACCAGCAGGAGCTGACCAGGTGTTTGCGATCCTATCAGTTTCACACATGGCACCAATAGCAAATGCGGCGGGATCAATCCACGTATCTGCAGCGCTGAAAACATCAAAGACTTTGACCCAAGGCCAGTAAATAGCAGCGTAAGAACTGTTTACTGAAGTAGTTCTTCCCGTGTAAACTCCGTTAGTCCAGTTTATTGCGTCTTGAGCAGTACTGAGACCTTTTGGAGGGGATATGACAGCCAAGAAGTTTTGGGTCTTTTCTGCAATTGTAACCAATTGATTTTGAAGAATCTGGTCAGTAATTCCAGGGATAGCAGCCATAGAGATATTAAGGGAATCATCATCAAGAGCCCACATACCAGTTTTGGTTGCCTGACTTCCGATGAAAGCTCCGCGAATAACATCATTGAAAGACCCATTATTGTCACCCAAGTCTCCGTTGGTTCCACCATACAGTCCTGAAGTTCCATCAATGAATTTGACGAATCTGGTGGGATGACCTATTGTACCTTTAGCAATACCACCTCTATCTGTCTCGTCGTTGTTGGAGACTACCATCCGGTTATTTGTCAGAGCGAAAGCCGTTTGGAATGACGCAGGAGCAGTCCAACCTGCTGCTGCCGTTTTTGGAAGACCCTGCTCGGTTGAATGGGCAGCGCCGTCATTATAGAAAGATCCTTTAATAAAGTCAGATTTTGCATCGATAGTTCCAGCTTGAATCATATCCTCTGGGTATTGGCTATTTTTAACAAAATCCATTGTAAAGGACTCTGCAAAGCCACCATCATTAAATACTTGGAAAGTCCAATCTTTTCCTGCTTTTGAAACAACCTTTACTTGGAGGCCATAGTAGTTTGTATTGTTACCTACTGTTATAGCGCTGTAATTGTATCCTTTACCAGCCCAAAGAGATTGGGTGAAGAAAGTCCCTCCAGGACCTCCCCCTGATACGGTTCCACCATAAGCTGTGGCGAAGTCCTCAGCCGATTTCCCTGAAACTTCTCCAGTGGTAGCGGAAACAGGCTGCAAAATTTTGCAGCGGGTCATGCCATCCCCTCCGACTAATGCAGCAGAGGTTCCACTTGCAGCTGATACTACCAGATTGGCACCAGAGCCCGCGTAAGTGCCTACGAACCACCCTATAGGACCAGTTCCTGAAGTAGAAGAAACAAAAGTAAAGGGGAAATCGCTAGTTTGTTTAGCGGACATCGCTTTAACAATAGAAGCGGCTCCGGCTTGTCTGGTTCCTACAGCAGGAGTTGAATCTGTCCATTTATCAACATTTAGTTCATAGTAAGACGAGTGATTGGCATTCCGACTTGTATTAGGAGTAACGTTGGCAGAAGCGTTATTAGTAATTTTAAACAAGAATTTGCCGTATTGCTGGCCTCTCCACCCAGATCCCCCAGCTGCAAGGTCGCTAGGAACATCCCCAGAAACAGCGACGGCGGGACATGCACCAAAAGACACCGTAGCGGAGGCATCAATACCAGCAGTGTTGATGGCACGAACAAAATAAATTGCAGAAGTCTTAGTGAGCATTTCTAGAGCACCAAGGACTCCTTGACCTCCAAGTACTCGATCTGGACGTCCAAACTCCTCGATCAATTGAGAAGTACTAGTTATTAACTTAGCCTTATTAGGCTCTCCTCGAGAAGCAAAGCCGACAACACCGGCAATGGATGAGTTTACAGACGGAGGGTACTCCGAAAAATCCTTTTCTACGATATAGACACCAGGGCTGTTGTACGTTGGCATTTTTTAATTTCCTACTTTTACGATTGACAATATGCGGCGGGTAGCCAAATTTCGGACTAAATCAGTTACAAACGAAGACGGAACAGTCACAGAACCTCCAACATTCAAATATTTGTGAAGGTATCCTCCATCACAAGAAAATATTAGTTCTTCTGTCTGGTTTCCGATATTTCTGATAGTAACCACAATAATCCTCTATGTTATTTATGCGTCCAGACACCTTCGTTTACTCTATTTTTCTAAGTACTTTGTCTTATTTGATCGGTCACGGTCTGAGCGGTAGTAGCAGAACCGGATAATTCCAAAAAAGGTTCTATTATAATATCGGAATTTAGCTTCTCTATGCGTCCCGTGTTAGTGTATAAGTACTTTTGGTTAGGAATATATGCTTCTACTGAAACTTGTATGGTTCTCTTAAGAACCCTATCCTGTCTGTCAGGAGCCACTGTAACGGAGTTATCAGCAACCTGTGTTATAAATCCTTGAATGTAATCGCTAAATTTAGTTCGAAACTCTAGAGAGGGGTTGAACATTAATTGAATCTTCTCCGTTATTTGATTCAAATCCTCAAGATACTTAGCCCATAAATTAACCATAAAAGAGAGGTTGACAGCTTTTGGAGCCACCGAAACTACTCTGGTAGCTCGTTGAGCCGTTTTGTTCCACGCAGTCTCAACTACTACGTTCATATTGTATCTCCTTCTACCTATGTCATCCTCTATATCAGATATGCCTACGGAAATGACGGGAAGGACTAGGTTTCTGTCTTCTTTTATCTTTGCTATAGCTCTCTCAGGGTTAGCATAAAAAATTGGAATATCGACCACCGCTTTGTTTTCAGAGTCAATAATGCTAATATTCTCCAATTTCCTTATCAAGAACTGAGTATACTCTCGATAAAAATCGGATTGGGTATGTCCCTTTTCCAGCTCCAGAGCTTGGATGCCTTTACGAATTTCTATCAAGGGATTTGCCATTTACTTATCTACCCTCCAAGCAAGCCTACTACGTCAATTCCAACAACTGTATCACCGGCGCTAGCGGCACAAGTCGCCGGGAAACAGAGAGCACCAGGAAGGGGGTCACACGTAGCAGAGGTTACCTGATAAAGAATTCTGCCCGCACCCAAATTGGCAATAGCCTGAAGGGACTGGAGGCAGACGTGGTCCTTTTTGCCATCCTCCTCCTCTGAGGGTGGGTCTCCCGGGTCTACCGGAACCAAACCGCCCTTCTTCGGATCCTGGTCACCTTGAAAGTTGAAAGTTTCTGTTGGAAATACCCAGTTTCTGTCCGGGTACTCAGCTATTGCTTTGCTGTACCATTCCAGCTGTTCTTCGTATGGCATGTCCCCCAAGTATAAGCAGTGCGCTGGGGACATTTCTCCTGCAGCACCTGACCGTGAAGAGGATTTACTCATCTGAGTAGTTCCATCCACAGACTCAACAACCGCATCCGACTGCCCTGTAATAGTTTTAGTAACCTCTGAGGCGTCACGCATTACCCTCGCAGAACAAACAAGATGAAATACCCCATAAGCCTCGAAGCTATCTTCCTGCACCTCAAATACCTCATAAAACAAGTTTTGGAACTTAGGTTTAATCACATCTCCCGGAATGAGTCTCCTTCCTATCTGGCGCTCTACTGTTTGTTTGTTAAAAGTAAAGAGTTGATCATTGGTGAGCTCTATGCCGAATTCAGAGAGATTCTCCTCAATAGGTCTTGGATCATAATGACCATATGCCAGTTTGGGAGGCTTGTAATGGGTCTTCGCTCTGTTCTCGTCGTACAATTTGTCATAATTTTCATCAGCAACATACGCAAAAATAAGCAACTCAGATCCTGAGATCTTTACAAGCTCTCCGTCAACTACATTGAAAAGGCCTGTGTCGGGGTTCGTAGGGTCAAACATGTTGAGTTTAGACTTTACACATGCAACCGCATCGTCCGCCAAAGCCACTATGGGAGGAGTGGGGGGGTTAAATAATTCTTCTACTGCACCCTTTGTGTCATATTCGCGGGTGAAATCAGCCATTAGTAAAGTGTAAATGCTGGAGGTTCTTCAATCTCTGAAAGTAGCTCATCCGCAAGCTCTTGTTTCTCTCTGGCACCTTCCTCAGAGAGAGCAGCCCCGTTCAACTTTGCTCCTCCTCCAGGAGAGGGGAGTACATCATACTTACCACGAATACCACCAAGGATTAACTTCGCACAAGCAGTCGCATACCTGTTCAACCATCCAACGAAATAAGGATGCAAAGTATTGGAATCCAAAGCTCTAAATTCCACGATAACTGCCTCATTGGCCTCCGGGGTGGGAAAGAGCATTACGTACTCGTTGTTTACAACTTGATAGGATCCATCTCTACCGAGAATCTTCCTCATTTGTTCTAGGTGCATAATTTGAACCAAGAAATCACTAATATTAAAATCAGTGAACAGAAAATTGTCTTGAAAGTATTTGATGAAGAAATCAAACTCCAAAGTGCCTTCAGCTAAATTCAGTCCCATCAAACTCTTTTTGTATACAACATATTGTATGTTGTTCATCACAAATTGAGGAAGTACATAGGTATTGTAGTTGGCTTTTGTGTTGAATTCCATGAATTGAGTACACCACGCAGGGGCATGGTAATCCAACTTGGAAATGGCTTCATCAATAGCCAAGTAAAGCTGATAATCGGTTAGTTCTACCCTTATAACAGGAGATCCTAGCCTAGCCAAAATATTGTCCTTGATGATAGAATAAAAACTATTGAATTCTACGATATCAGTGAATCTTCTACGATTCAAGGTATCGTAGTTGATTTCTCCCACTGGATCTACGCCTGTTACAGATACACTGTTTCCTTTTCTAAACGCAAATGTGTTTCCGTAAGAAGTTTGAGGAACGGTTGGAACTGTTGCTCCAGCAGGCATTCTATTCTCCTAAATAAGTCTTGAGAGTTTCCTTGGGGACACTTTTAACAGGTGGAGGGGTGGCTGCTTTCTTGGGCTTGGGCTTAGGAGCAACCTTTTTGGGTTTCTCATCTATGACGAGTGTGAGAACTCCGGAATTAGTGGCGTCCGGTAGGTCAATTATCTGACCTGGAGCTACATTAAGAACTGAATTCGGTCCTTGGACCATTACATCGTGGGATAGGTTATTTTTATACTTCATGATAGGTATCCTATTCTTATATACGAGAGAAGGAGGTCACATGGACCTCCTTCTTTCATATTAAATTTATCCTTTATTTACTGTCGGATCAAGTTATACCTTGTGACAGTGAGGAGATACTGTTGCTAATTCTAGAGAACGGCTGGAGCAAGTAGTTAGTAGAAGCGCCAACGATTCTAATAACTCTGTACCAACGCGCATCTGGAGTAATGGAAGCTTTTCCGTACCTAGTAAGCAAGCCTTTTCTAGGTTGGAAATCATCCGGGTTCACAACAGTTGGAAGCATTTGGATCGGAATATACGGAGCATAAACAAATCCACTTTCCATTGGGCTGTTACCCTTGTATCCTACAAGAATTTCATCCTCAGGCCAAAGCGGATCGACATAAACGTCGTATGCACCATTCCAACGTCCTTTATATTGGATGTTAGCACCAAGCTGACCAGCTTCGCTAGGATCCATACCACCTTCCAACTTAGCTGCAGATTGAAGCATTGCGGCTACGAGGGGGGAAGTAATAATGAAGTTACCAGCACCACGATAAGTGGTACGGTAAATATCCTGGGAAGCGAAGTTAACAGCAGCCAGCAAGTTCGAGTATGCTTCACCGACATGACGAGGAGCAAGGTTCATGCTCGTCGCGGTCAGATCAACAAAATAAACGTTCTTGTTGGTTCCCTGTGTCAAAGTTCCTAGACCAGCAGCCTGGTCGTAAGTCCATTTTTCTGGTTGGTAGATACCATCCATATTTCCTGCAACTTCTGGGAAAGAGTTGGGGTTACCCAAATCCAAAGCACCACGGTTAAATCCAGCCGCAGTAGAAGCAGATACGTCGTAAGCAATCATACGGAGATCTTCCAAGATTTCACGGTCAATCTCTAGAGCAACTTCCTTGCCGAGAAGATCGGTAAGTTCACGCTCCAGATCAAGGTTGTGATAGGCTTTCAAGTCTTGCGCAGCTTCGATAGTCCACAGAGCGCGGAACTTTCTAGTTGCAGCAATAACAGCCTGTTGTTCGATGTGGAAGTTAATCTCCGGAATAGGAGCTTGACCCCCTCCACCCATGACTTCACCACCTGACGTGGAGAAACCACCAAGAACACTACTTGGGAAGGAAGCGATACCTTCGCCAACAGTACCAGTAAGGTTACCGGAGAATGTTGCGTCCGCACCAGCAGCAGGACTACCGGTTCCGGTGTTTCCACCCAAAGCCGACCAATCCCATCCAACAGATGTAGTATCCAGATCAATCGCGCCGCCGGATAGGTCTCCAAAGAGAGCACCAGCAGTTTGACCACGATAGGTTAGGAGGTACTTACCATACACAGATTGTGTAGTGGCATTAGCCATTGAATCTTTCGTGTTTCGTTGTACGCGGTCGTAACCAAGATAGAAGATCTGGGAAACCGGACCTTGCATAGGCTGAACGCCAACAACGCGGTTAGCAATCAGTTCAGGAAAAACTCTACGAACAAGAGGAAAGGCAAACTTTTGAAAGGTACCCAGTTGACCCACCGTAGTAGTTTCTTCTAGCATACCAGACTTAGACTGTTCAGCGAGAACATGTCGAGCTTGGTTTTCAAGAAGAACCGCAGTGGATTCTCTGGTATAAGGATCTTCGATACCTTCTAAGATTGGCGCCCACTTGTCACATAGAGCTTGGGAAGTGTTTTCATTAATCATTTTCTTTACTCTTTCTTTTAATTATTTAAATTTTGGGCTAGACGAATTACGTCTTCAGTTAGGAACATATTTGCCTCACTCTCCGAAGTAGTGTGGGAGGGTTTGGTGTCCTCGTTAGTAATAACGAGTGCGGATTCCGACGATTTGAAGGGTTCCTTAGTTACTTCTGAAAGATCTTGTAAGTTCTCTTTCAGAGACATAACAGCTCCTTCAAGTGTCGTATTCTCATTAACAGTATGAGACAGCTGGCTGTTGAGTCGTTCAACGGTTTCTTGAAGATTGGCAACCTCTTCTTTGTAAGCTGTAATCGCGGACTCGGAATCCTTAGATTCCACATCCTCAGCAATAACAGATTTAAGAGACTCGTAAACCTTAACAGCGCGGAAAGTGTCATCACTGTCCTCCAGTTCTTGCAGCGCTACTTCTTTGAATTCATTAATTCTCATTCGTAGGTAGCTGCTAACTTTGGCTCCGAGGGTTTTTACTTCTTCTTCAACTCTTTCGTTGACAACATCCTCAACCAACTTAGAAATTTCTTCCATACCAGAATCAGAGATTCCATCGGGAAGATGCTTTACAATGTCGTTGACAGTTTTGGTCATAATATGGTGTCCTTATCTTTAGTATCTACAGGTGTTTACTAAAAAAAATAGAAAATTTTTATTTTTTGTGCAAGAGGTTTTTTAAAGTTTTCAAATAGATCTTTTCAGCTCTAATATTGTCAATTTCTTCTCTTGCTTTGAGTTGGGCTTCGGAAAGAACCTGATTCTCCGAAACAAGCCCAGGAAAAGCTCCTTGGCAGGACGGATCTGATACCATGTCCCACGTAATAAGCTTTAAATTTTCGTTTACGTTATAGCAATCCTTGTCAGCGTCGTATGTAAGACCTCCGACAGCTCTAGATGAGATACCAATCTTAACACCAGCACTCAAAAGCTCTTGCAACACTTTCCCAGAAGGAGTGTTGAGGACTTCCGCTTCTCCTATAATCTTATTCCCTTCCATATGAAGGCCTGTTACCAGGTGGGAAGCATTAGTCAAGTGGACAATTTCATCTTTTGGATGATCCAACTCTCCAACCAAGCGTCTTTCTGCTAAAAGTGGTTGAAGCTTAGTTACCTCTCTCTCTAAAAGGGGCTTTCCATAAACCCTACGATTTCCATTTTTCTTCTCAGCTTCCTGGAAAAGACCACGGACTCTCATTCCCTGAGATCCTTTTGCTTCAGATAGAATCTGAAGTTCCCCAAAAGAGTAAACATCTCTAAGTAATTGGCTCATTATTTCATAATTGTTCTTTTGATGAAATCAGAAGTGATTTTTCGCTTCTTCTTTTTAAAAGGGTTATCTGGATCCTGTGCTGGTTTGTTTCCAAAAGGACCGACTCCAATACAACCTACAGTGGTCATCTCCCCGAGGCCTGCGAAAGGTTTTCTGTTTTCTTTAGTGGTTTCGGGTTCTTCGTCTGTCTGTCCAAGTAGCTTAGCCAGTCTCGCAATTTCTGCCTGAGTAGTGAGGGATTGTCCCATACGCGCTTGAGGGGACCACGTATTTTTCTTACGATTTACAACCCGTTTAAAAATAGCTTTGGCCTCGGAATCATTTTTCTTAGATTCAGTTGCGATTTCAAATTCAAACTCTTTTCTCTTGAGTTTCTTCTTGCGTTTACGAGGCTGCTTAACTTGCAATTCCCCGTGGACATCTTTAGGACTCATGGAAGCTACTTTAGCAGTTTCCTTTTTCGACGCACCAGGACCTTTCTTCTCCACAATAGGAACTGACTCAGCAATAAGCTGAGATCTCTGTTCATCGGTCATATCTGGAAGATCCTGAGAATAATTTTTACCTACAGAATGAACAGACTCAGAAGTGGCTTCTGATAATGGAACAGTATCAGTCACGCCCATGGAGGACATGATGTCATCCGCAAGTTCCATCACCGTTCTTTTGGTCATTCTTCCGTGGGCTTCTCTAGCGCAATAAAGATATCGCCGGTGTTCTCATCTTCAAACGCTTCGCCGAGGTGGAGAGTTTCGTTGTCATACTCTACAGCCTCAAGCAATGCGGTTGTACTTTCATCCAAGGATGTAATATCCTCGTCAGATAGAGGGTATGCGGCAATATAAGGAGCGTCATCGATAATCTCTACAGTTTCAGCCAAAGCGAAAAGAACACCGTTGCTTTCGTACACAAAAACATCTTGTTCCTCTTCACTTTCGTTAACTGCTTCCTGTTCCACAGGAGACTCTTCGGAAGCTTCTTCCTTGACATCGTAACCGTAAGATTCCATGATGGTTTTAGCGTCATCATCAGAAACAAAGTTATAATCTACAAATTTCATAATTTATTTTTTTCCTATTTGCGAGGAGGACGACCCCTCTAGGTTATTTAGTGCATTGTTAAGTTATCTTATTCTTCTTTTTTATTATTTTGATAACTTCTTCAAGCTCATTCAGTCTGACATCTTGCTCTTCATCTCTTGCGTCTATCTCCTTTTGGGAAACAGTATTATGAATGTCAGCAAACTTTTTAACCCAGCCACGCCCTTTCTTTGTAAAGAGGGGAACGAGGACAAAGATTAGCAAATACATCCAACCTAAGTCCCACACAAGGTTCTTAGTTTCGTGAATGGTAGAAGCTGCTGTTCCTGGAGCTGGTTTTCCAGCTTGCGCTGCTGCGAGAGCAACACTCGGATCAACACTTTCATTGGGGAATGCCATTTGAGCAGCTACAACCCCGCCTGCTCCTCCTATGGCTGCAGTAGCTGGAGTTCCTAAAGCAGCACCAATCCCAGCACCTGCTGCTCCACCTGCTATTGGCATGAGCGTAGAACAAGAAGCTAAAAGTAGCAATGAGAAAGATATTAAGTACTTCATTAAATAATTATGTTTTCGGATGTAATGTACGATCCAAGAAACATGACCCTTCCGGTTCCTTCAAACATCAGCTCCTTTGCGCCATTTCTAAATCTAACAGACACCTCATCCAGCGTTGGATCATACTCAACAGGGACTGTTACCACGGTTGACGTGGAAACCCAATCATTTTGTTTTTCTCCTCTCCATACCTCGAATCTCTCAAAATCTATTTGTGGAAGAGTTGGTGTTACTGGTGGTTTTTCACATGTCAATATGCAATGATCCTGGTTACCGCGAGCCATTATAGCAAAGAGCCCTATAGTTGCAAAAATAGTTTTCGCTTTATCCTCTTGAGGGATTGTAGTTAATGTAAATTCTCTCGTTATGTAACCTGTACTCCCCCAGTATACATTGGTCCAGCCTCCATATAAAAGATCCTGGTCACACTGTTTTTGAGTTTGGATCGAAATAGCCCTTAATAGGTCCGCGTCAATAATCTTATTAGTGGGGCTAATACTAGTGCCTGATTCTGTACTATCCTTAATATTGGTGATTTGCTCTTGAACAACAAAAGGATTAGTGCTAGTTGGGAGTTGAGCTGTTTGACTGCTATCAACTAATACTCTAGAAGAGCTTCCTGTAGCATCAATAGCATCTACCTCATCTTTGTCTAGTCTAGCGCTTTGAAAAAGCATTGCATCTATTGTTGCCTTGTCATAAAAGAAACTAAAAAGGCGTTCCCCTGTTCCCCATCCCCACGGATTTCCGCCGCTATCCACCGGAAGATTGGCTGGATCCACTATAAATGATCTTAAGAACTGAGTAAATAAATTCCCGTTCGTAAATTGAGCGGGATCCCATTCAATTTCTCCTCTAGTGTATACTTCGGTAGATGTACCTCTTGGATGGAGCCCACTCATTTTTGAGCCTACTACAAACAACTCGTCTTCATCGAAAAACTTCCCGTCAGCCCAGGGTATTGTGACGGCAGTATACTGATTATTAATCTTATCAGTAACCTGCTGATCATCTAGCTTTAGCTCTGTCTCGTCATTTACAGTCTGAAGGGTGTTCTGCAAATGATTATCATTAGCTTCCAGCTGATCTAGAGGTTTATTGTCAACCTCAAAATAATAAGGATCGTTAGGCTTGTACTTGTATACAGACTTATTAGGGAGGTCAGGTATTGTAGTCATCTTATACTAAACTATCTAGGTCAAAAAGGTTGAGGGATCTTACCCCCTTCCCGAAGGTAACAGCATCTCCGTCTCTTCCTTCCCCAATTCCATTTTTGTTTACGGGATCAGTGGAAGAGTTATAGATGGATGCAAAACCTACCTTGTCATTAGCTGCATGTCTAACATTTGCAAAAGTGTCCGCAGCTGATTGGTCGAAGAAGTTCCTCATATATCCCTGCCAGTCGGAATCTCTGACTGGAACAGCTACGACTGGGTCTACACCAAGACTTCTAGGTTGGATACCTCCGTCAAGACCCCCAAATACTTTATGCCCGTATCCAGATGGATCATAGGTCATGTAGTATGAATCGGGACTAGTAATAGTGGAAATAGCCGAAACTCCTGATACTGGAGCCATGTATCCTTGTCCAACAATTTGGTCTATTGGAGAGCCACCATATGCGCTCGTAGAACCCAAACCCAAAGCCCGATAGGTAGAGTTGTTCCCAGAGAGATCAAAATAACTCTTAACATCTCCTCTAGTTCCCATTACAAGTCTGAAAGGACCGTTGTTATTATAAGTAAGTCTGGTCAAGTTTCTGGCGCCACTAGAGGCGATTCCATTTGCGCCGTAGTAATCCAATTCGACACCATTCCACCAGTTCCCAGCAGGACCGTGATAGCCACTAACGGACAATCCTGATTCTCTCGTACGAACAGTTCCTCCAATAGCAGAGGGTGTCACGGAAGATACCAATAGATTCTGTGCGTTTATTCTAGATGTGTCTGCAATGTTCCATAAAAATAGTTGTGAACCTCCGTATCTTTGAGTTGGTCCGGGGTTGTAAGGTGTTCCTCCTACACCGGCGTACCCAGTCACATGTTCCTGTCCCGATCCCTCAAGATTATAATAAACTCCGGACACAGCACTCGTAGCCATACCCATAGGGAAATTGACACGGTCTACTTTAACAGAACTATTTCCAACCACTCTAACGCACATACCACCAGTAGAGATATCATTTTGATCTCCAAGTGAGAGGGTGCTTCTGTTGGATTTCAGAGCGCCGGGATTTATCTTGTTATTGTAATTAAGGTTTCCTGCCTTACCTCCTCCATTGTATGAACCATAACCTTTCATAATTGATGCAGTAAAAGCATTTGGATAGAATTGCATGTAACCCCCTTTTATGCATTTAAAATAATTAGCATTTACGCCAAAAATATTTAAAGCACTTGCAGAGTTCATTCCGGTACTAGAACCTCCAAGATCCATCATCTCAATGGTAGAGTTATCATTTGCAACTAAGCAAGCTCTTAAGGCATGTAATTCTACCTTGGTATGGTTGTTTGTGTTAGTTGATAAATCAAACCCATAATTGTCAAAGTATTCGCTATCATATTCATAAATTGGACAGAACTTAGTTGTCGAACTCTTCTCTGCCAAAGATGCAATACCAAATCCAGAAATCTTGGTAGGACCTGTGAACCTGGTAGTAGAATTATTCCCTGCATAAAATGCGGACCTGCACCATGTGTATGGGAGGTTCCCTGAAGATAGGAAAGGGTAATTTCGATAAGCCATCGTTGCATTTGCAGAAGTACCTATGAAAGTTATTTCAGAATTGTTAGTAGCTGCAGCAACATACCCTTTCACCGGTGCAAATTGAGTGCCTGTGGGGCGAGCAACTGCGGCTCCTCCTAAAGATAAGAGAGTTGCTTTAGACCCATCATCAACGGAGACCATAGGATTGTAATCCTCGGCGTATCCATAAGAGCCAGAAGAACAGCCCATAGAGCGACCACTTTCACTACCACCGATAACCCCATAATAAGCTGCCATAGCTCTACCGAATTGAGGTTTCATGCAGGAAGATTTTCCTACATAGATGTTGTGATATCCGTTTCCATCACAATGAACTTGAGAGTTTCTGGAACCTTGTCCTATTTTGTGTGTGGCGTTAACTGCATTCTTATAGAGTTCCCACCCGTATCCATATGTACAGTCAGAATTCTCTAAATGCAATCCATCCCTAGAGTTAAACTCACAGATAGCCCCAATAAATGCAACATTTGAACTTCTAGCTACGATACCGTTAACGCCATTTCTATAAGCCCACGGGATGCCATTATACAAGAAATTAGAATTTTCAACCACGATACCGTGTTGAGTGTTTAAGGTTGCTGCAAGTTTAGTGGTTTCGAGATCTTCCGTGTCACCACCCATATAGCCGCACCCATCACCTGATTTCAAAGTGTGCCCACCAACCCCACCAACCACGGTAGAATTTTTAACATAAATCCCGGTTCCATTGTGTGAGAAGTGATAAAGCCTCTTCCCGGGGATGGAATAGTAAACTCCCGCACCAGTGTTTATAGATCTGTTTTCAGTGTTGTAGGAAGAATCAAATGCCACTGTGGAATTTGCAGCATACAAGCCAACACCACTACAGACAAGAGGAATGTTCCCTTCTAATTCTGTAGCGCTAACATTTCTTACGCCTGCAGTAATAGGGTAATTGCGGTATGCAATCATGCCATTAGAAACACTTACAGTAGAATTATTTAGTTTATACCCGTAATAGCGGTTCCTCACCGAGGCAGTTCCTTTGAGAGAAATTTTGGAATCATTGATATTAAATCCAGCAGTTGCTCTGTGTTTTAAAGTAACCCCAGAACCTGAGTAGGAATCTACCATCAGGTTGGTCAATCGTATAGCTGGACCTGCACAGTTGTTGACCTCCACCATAGTGAAGTAATTCCCGTAAGAAGAAGAGTTTGCTGAAGCTCCTACTGTAGGGTAATCTATCTTCACTGCCAGACTTTTAAGGCCTGTGCCGTACCCGTTCTCAGTAGCAGGTTTAGCGTCTTGAGAACTAATACTATAATCAAATTTTGCTGAATAAGCAGAAAGAGTGAAACCATAAATTCCGGTGTCTCCACCTGCTCTAGCAAAAGGGGACTGGCCTTCAAGACCGTTTAACCCTCCGTAAGAGAAATTGATAGGACCTAAGCGATCATTCGTCCTAAAATCCTGCATAGCAAAACATCTGTAACTGTTATTCCAATTTGCTACGCTATAACAGTTTACTCCGGTCTTGGAAGACTGGGCAGACGACACATCATTAAACATGTCATAGGAGGAGACGGAAGTAATAAAGGTTTGATTAGTGACTCCGTATACATTAGAGAAATCACTAACACTTTTAACAGCTGATACTGTATTTCCGAACTTTCCAGGAACTGCACTTAAACCACCAAAACAAGTTCCAAAGTTCCTGTTTATTATTTCTAAGCTTCCTGCTCCCTCTGTTTTAAAGTCCGAAAGACTAAGGATACCAAGATTACCATAAGTACAGATCTCTACTAAAGTTGGATACTTAACAGTCTTTGGTATGACAGCGATCAACTCATCTAAATCCGTATAGACTCCGTTCCTTTTATCTGCCACGGACGACAAAACTAGGGTGACTCCTCCGCTGATGGAATTGGATAGAGAAGCAGGACCTCCCACAGCGGCTCTACCACCTACACCAGGACTATAAGTTGAATTCATTGCCTGTGATGATTCAAGTTCTGTGTATAGTGCATTTGTCCTATTCTCAAGCTCAACAATAGGAATATTATCTTGTTCCCAGTTGTAAAACTGCTGAGGTCCAAACTTGGTAACTTCCGTACCAAAAATTTCGGAGATATCTTCTCCGCCAGCACCTACAGAGTAGCTGCTGTTGCCCCCATTATCATTGGGGATGTCATTATGGTTTAGTTTTCCAGGCATATTAGAATGTTATTGTCCATTTAAAGGAAAGCGAAAAATCAGAGCTTTTAGTAATTTCAGGAAATTTTCTGTAAGCACAGAGCACGGAGGATCTGACCTGATCAGTAGACCACATCCTTCTGAATGGGTCCGAACTAAATAGGCCGATCTCATCTATGGCTACTCCATTAGCAGTGTCTGGTCCTAAGTCAAATTTAAAACTAACACCTGAATTCCCAGATTTTGTCATGTAGGCGTCCTCTATCGTAGCAAACGCAGCTTGGGAGACAGATCCATTTTGCCACAGATTATGGTGAACGACTGCTAAACTTGT